TGGCGAGAGAAACCTGCGTGGAGGTCAGTTGCACTTTGCGTGGTCTTTTGCCGCTACGAGCGGCAGGGGCGACTACGTTGCCCGCTTGACGTTGGGGTGCAGATACCTCGATAGTACCATCGTCAAACTTATCTGGAAACACACGGCGAACCGCGATGTCTATTTCTTTGTAGTATTCTTTTGAACTTGGATCAAGACCACCTTCAACAAGTTTTTGATGTAGGCCGTAGGCGTACCCTGTCATTTCAGGATCTTTCTCGAACCATTCATTTTTGCTTGCCCAATCCATAGCCCTCTCATCAGGCTTTCGTGGCTGTGCTGCTTGAGGTGCTGGTGCTGGTGCTGGTGTTGGTGCCGCACGTTGCGGTTGCGGTTTGTAGCTGTCATACCTATGCTTCTCGCCTTGAAGAGAATTAAGCTTCTCTTGCGCGTCAAGTAACGCATCGGGATCACCTGACTCATAGGCTGCTTTGTAAGCAGCTTTAGCCCTATCCATCTCGGCACTGACACGACCTTTAGCTTGATTAACAAGTACGCCCTCGCCTTCGGCAAGAGTTTTGCGGAGTTGATCGTTTTCGGCTTTAGTCTGCTGGGCAAAGCGAAGTGCTTCTTCTTGAAGCCTAGCAGCTTCTTCCTTTGCGCGGCGTTCTTCGTGAAATTTAAAACTTAACTTTTTAATTCTCTTCTGAACGCCTTCACTGTACTTCCCGATCTCATCGTCATCATCGTCATCATCAGAGACATCGGGTTCTGATGCTTCCGCCCGACGAGGCTTGCCTTTATCGGGTTCTGGTGTGTCATCGACAATTTCTATTTCAAACTCATTGTCGTTGTCAGATCCAACATTAGATGCATTGGCAACTGCTTCTGCAACTGTTTCATCACCATAGTCTGTTTCTTCTGCTAATTGATTCATGCTCTTGTATACCCCCGTGGATCATCGACAACTGCTTCAACAGTATCGTCATTGATTAAGCGAAATTCTTTTCCGTGAACTTTAAATCTAGTGCCAGAATACGAACGAAAGATTACGAAATCTCCCTCGTTACAATACGGTCCATTAGGAAATTTAGACTCATCGGCGTAGGCGTCTGAACCTAACTGCACGACAAACCCAATGATCGATGCCGTTTCTTCTGCGGAACGTATTCCGTCTGGCATTATGACCCCACCGTCAGTCTTGTCGCTCATTTCGGGTACACCAATAAGGATTTTGTATCCTTTTGGTACTGGTAATTTAGAGGCTACCTTCTCATCGGTCTTCTTGTTTGCTGTATACATCTTCGTACCTTGCAGTGTTTAAAGGCTCACTGAAACCCTGCGTGGACTATCCACGAAGCTCTCCCTAATTAGAACAGTATAAAAAAAAGTTCTAACTTTCAATATATCTTTTTTCCATTTCTTGCAAGTCTTGACGAATATATTGTAAAGCCTCGTTTCTTCCGACCAGCCGATTATACATTCCCATGTCTTCAGCCTGACCAGAAGCGAGGTAATTTTTTATATCTTCTTCATACTCTGAAATCTTACGCTCTATTAGCGCGAATACACTATCACTCATTCCCCTTCGTAAGCTCCTTCGCTACTTCAATGCCCAGCTTTGCACCTTCCCTCTGGTCACTTCTTTGAGATTTATCCAAATCAGTAGCAAGCTTAACACCAAGCCTTGCACCTTCTCTTTGGTTCTCTGCTGAAATACGCTCTGCTTGAATTTGTGCATTTGAACTTTTTGCCATCGCATCGAGCTGAAGCTTCTGTGTATCCATGGATATTTTATGCTCAAGCTCTTTTTGTTTGATCTGCATTTCCATCTGCTGCATTTGAACAACGGGGTCTTGCTGTTGTTGTTCTACTTGTTTCTGCTGGGCTTCCATTTGACCTTTTTGAAGTAACTTTTCTGAAGCGTCTTTTGCGAGCCTAGAAAGCTGAATCTCTACATCTTCTGGCAGAGGCTGATCTTCGTTTGGCATCTCAACGCCAAGCATCTTCTCAATCTCACGACGGTACTGGAACGCAACATGTTCTGTTATATGCGCTGACATTGCTTGCCCTATAGCTTGGGCGAAGGGGGACTGACCAACCATCTCCCGCATTTTAGGGTCTTGCATTGCAGCCATATGTACAGTGATATGTGCCTCGTGATCTTGGTACTTGAACGCTTTAACAGGCTCTTGCTTCAGCATCATCATGTTTTCTGTAACAGGATCAGAAGGTTTAATGTCGTCTGGTAGCTTAATAATATCTGAAGCGTCTTGAATCCCCAGAACTTCTAGCATCTGTCGGTGCAACTTACCTAAGTCATAAAGCTGTGGAGCCTGCTGCGAAAGCTGTAGAGCTGCCTGATACTGCATAATCCTTTGGGACATAGTTGCAGCATTAGGATCAGATACAGGAATAACATCTACACGAGCATCGAAATCTTTCTGACGATCAAAGTCGCCATCCATCTCGTAGGCGTATTCTGACGGCATGTAGTCACGTATAATTACAGACAGTAACCGAAGTTCTTTTTTCATGGCTGCATGCATTCGAGCTTGCACACCAGACATAACCTTCATGGACCGTTCCATCAAAGCAAGCGTTGTACCCACAGGTGCCTGTGAGTTCATATCTCCTACTTGAATGTCCGCAACTGAGCCAATTCGCCTTCCCTCTTCAACAATGTTTCCCAGTAACGAGTAGAGAACACTCGACGGTTCTTTGTAAGGTATGAACGTAATCGAATCCCTGATAGCCCCGCCCGGTACATCCACGTCCCTGAACTCACCCGGCATAAGAGGGGTGTCGTCGCCTTTAATGCGGAGACCCCTAGCTTTAAGGCCAGCAGGCAAATTCGATAATGTACCAGCATCAACGAGCTGCCGAAGTATCGAAGTGGCAGACTTGGCGAGACCACCAATGAGATGAATAAGCCCCGTACCGTAGAACCCCAGTCCCGGCAGATATTTATAATGAACGAAGTGTAATCTTTTCTTTTTCTTAGCATCATCTTCGTACCAGTTCCTTCTGATAGCAAGTATCTCCCTAGATGACTTGTCTATTGTAATAACATATGGACGAGCAATTCCATCTGGGTCATCAAACTCTTCTGGCATGTTCATAGTTACATGCATCTCAAGAATTGTATGACGGTCATCGTCTTCTATAACGGCACTCTCACCATCAAGCTGGTCGTATTTTTCTTGTATATCGGAGAAGTCTGCCTCTGGCTCAGGAAGATCAACCTCCCTATAAAGTCCAGCTACCTGTAACTCTAAAATCTCATTAGATGTTTTCTTCATGAAGTGGGTGTATCGCGGACATGACGCCAGATCAGATGCACCGTATGACGCAACGAAGTCTTCTGCGGGAACAAACATAGATACAGGACGATCCTCTAAAGGATCATAGTAAACTTTTTTGAACGCAGACCCAGCGAGAGGTAACTTAAACAGCATTTGCTCAGTCTCATCTCGGTATTCTGTCATCTCCTCAGTAAGAAGATAATTCATCTCTGTCTGTATGCGATCAGCTTGATCAACCTTTTCAGGGGTCATTTTGCCCATAATCTTAGTCTTAACAGGTCCAGATGCAGGGAATATCTCCCCCATAGCCTGCGCTTGGAACCTAACAACAGCTTCAGTAAGCACTGGATGGAACACACCAGACGCGCCCTGCCATGGTTGACTGCGGTCTTCGATCTTCATTCCCAGTAAATCTAGACCTTTGACGTAGGCTCTTGCCCAATCACGTCGGGATTCCCTGTCAGAATCGAAATCACTAACAAGTTCAGATGCCATGCTCTGTAGAGTTGACTCATCTATCAAGTCAGCAAGGTTCTCATCATGGTCTTGAACAGAATCTTCTTCGTCCATGCCGCCTTCAAAGTCTATGATGACACCACCATCCCCTGTATCGATAGATACCGCTTCAGGGTTGACAATTTCAATTTCTATTTCTTCAGCGTCTGTTCCTTCGATCTCAAGATCAGAGGGGTCCATTTGCTTCTCTATAGCCATGACTTGCTCCTAGTAGTACTCAACTGGTCTTCGGTACTTTGGTTCGTCGTCCCAGTCATCTGATTCGGCCCTCACCCAGCCACCTTGTCTAAACCTTAGCAGAGCTTGAGTGGTCGAGTCCACTAAGTCATCATGATCCCCAGAGGGGAATGATGCACACTCCTCAATCACTTCTTCTGCCCATCTGGTGGGTGGATACCATATTGAACCACTTGCAAACAAGTCTGTTACTGCATTTACCCTTGCAATCTTATCCTGACCACGGGACGGAGTAAACTCTGTTACTGGAATCCCCATAGCTCTAAGCTCAAATATCAACGGCGCACCAGAGGCTTTTTTCTCCACGATCATCTGATCTGGCTCAAACTCTTGGTACTTGTCATAAGCAGCCCTCTTCAAATCAGGGAACTCTAGCTTCTCCTTGTAGGCGTCAAGCAAGAACAAATTCGGCTGCGACTTACCATTGCTGTCGGGATGATAGAACACACCCCATGTTGTACAAGCACTGTAGTCAGATCTTTGTGTTTTTAAGAATGCAGTATCCCAAGATTGGATGATGGCCTCACATGGGGGTGGCGTAAGGCTATCCCATTCCCTCCACCACTCTCGTTTGATCAAAGCACCTTCTTCGGATGTCGGGTCTTGTTGATACTGAGCTGACCACTTCGATACAGGAAGTTCGGCCTTCAAAGCTTCAAGCTCGTCTTGTGACCAGAACTCAGGCCATAGAGGTCTGCCAGATGGCATCAGTGCCGGGAACTCAATCACTTCCCAGTCATCCATACCCTTCCTGTCGCTCGTGGATTTTAGAATCTGCCCAGTCAAGTCTCTCTTCGACCATCTTGTCATCACAAGAATGATAGCACCACCGGGCTGTAAACGCTGTCTTGGCCCTGATGTGTACCATTCGTAAACCCGATCATAGACTTCAGGGTTGAACTGCCCCTGCTGGGCATCCTGCTCGCTGTGGGGGTCATCAATAATTAGCAAATCAGCACCCTTACCCGTGACCGCACCGCCAACACCAATAGCGAAGTAATCTCCCCGCTTATTTGTATTCCAACGTCCAGCAGCTTTCGAGTCAGTCGAAAGAGTAATGCCCTTAAATACTTTCTGGAAGTCCTCAGACTGGATTAAGTTCCTGACCTTCCGACCAAAGCCAACAGCTAGCTCTGCCGTGTGTGCAGTCTGAATAACTTTCTTATCAGGATACTTCCCAAGAAACCAAGACGGCAGCATAAAGGATGCAAACTCAGATTTAGTATGACGAGGTGGCATATTGATGATCAAACGCTTTAACTCACCCCGTGCCACACGTTCAAACGCATCAGCCATCGTCTTATGGTGCCTGCCAGATATAAAGCTAGGCCACATTAGGTTCACAAAACTTATAAAGTCGTCTTTAGCGTTCTTCTTGTTCTCGGCTTCTTCAAGTTCGCTCATCAAGTCTAGAAGTTCTGCCTGTTTTTCTAAAGGCAGTTGAGCAATCTTTTCCTTCATCGCAGCTAATTTCTGCATAGTCCCTCCTTTGAGCGGCAGGTGAACAAAGAGTGGGGGGAACGTCCACCTGCCTCAAGACAGCTTCGGGAGAAAAGCCGCCTCGCGCGTATTATATTATATAATATATATATTATCTACCTATATAGATATTAGACTACCTATTATAGGTAATAGACTACCTATTATAATACTTATAATAATTATATTGTTACTGCAATATGTTTTTTAACGCAGAAAAAGTTCAATAGAACTAAATAAAGGACGGCACTAACTCTGCATTCTTTTTATAGGTGATATAAAGAAAATAGCTCGCTAAGTTAGTCCGCTATCAGCCCACATCAGTTGGCGATACAGCGAGCATACCCAGACTACACACCCATTTCGTTTTTTATTGTGTAATTTTTTTAGGGGTATGTTTCATGAGGATATGTAATCGTTTGTGGGAAACACTATGTATACACATGCGCGTACGGGTGCGCTCATAAGGGGGGGCGGGGGCGGGTGGGTGTCGCGCGTTCCTTCTAATGAAAAAGGTGCGACCCCAATCCTTCATCAATCACCCCATAAGTCTATCGAGCTTGGCCTTCAGCTCGGCTTTGATCGTTGACGCATCACGTTCAGTCTTATCCTCAGTCTCCAGCTTATCAGTAAACAGCGCTACGCTCTTGCCAAGCAGCTCCAGCGCCCTGATCCTTGAGCCATCGCTGTTGTCATCGTTCATGGCCTCGTCGGTGAGCCGTTTCAAAACGAAGTCTGATCGCGAGAGCGACTGCATGCGCTGCTGCTGGTCTCTATCACGATGTAGCTGATCCATTCTTGCGGCTACCTTGCTGTTCAGTATTAGCTCATGCGCCTGCCGATGAACTGTTGCTGGCTTCATCCTTTCAGCATCATACGACTGCCTGTACGCTTCACTAAACGAGACCCCTGAGAATACCGCCATACAGAACGCCTCCTGCTTCTCAGTGAGACCATTGGGTAGGTTGGCACTTCTATTGTTTCCCTTCCCCTTCACCTTCACCTTGGTGCCTGTGTTCCCTACTACTGTGAGCCTAGGCTGCTTGTCGCTGCGCTTGGCTGTCGGCGTTTCCGGTGTGTCTGATGTCATCTGATGGCTCCATATGTGCAAGCTGCTTGCCTGTT